TGCTGTCGATACAAAACCTGCGGTTAATAATGATAATACTAATAGTGTTTTTTTCATGATGTTGTTAAAACCTTCTTCCATTGTCCGTTAATATTTAAATAAAGTTCACCATCTGGTCCAGGTACTAGTTTTAATGCAATATCTTTTTCCGTACCAGGAACAAATTGTTTGGGTTGGGCATTAACAGATAACCCTCCCAATTGATTTACAGTTAAGGTTGACCAAACTGCACCAGTCGAACCCGAGAATCTGTAAGAACCATCACCCATTTCATAAGCCTGAAGGGCTTGTGGTGGAGGTGGTGGTTTGACTTCACCATAAGTTGATGTAAGTGTAATTGATGCAGGACTAATCTCCTCAATCAATGCCACCATTTTTGGATCTATTTCTGGTGTCTTACTATGTATGTGTGTATTATTAATGACAACAGGGGCTGCGGTAACTTCTTTCATACCAACAGCGCCAGCTGCGAATAATCCCAATATACCTGCGCCTCGGATAAACTTTCTGCGTTCCATTATTTTACCTCGGTAATACCTTCAAAGAGGGATTCAAATTCCTTGTGTTGGGCCACTTCTTCTTGGAAGGATTGTTTATGATAAACTTTAGCCATACGAGCAATAATCTTTTTAGGAATTTTTGAATTGTCCGCAGACACATCAAGAATTTCTTTAATTAACTTTTGTTTATATTCAATCTCACCAAAGTAATTATTGATTTCTTCAATGGCACCTTTTAACTCTTTAAGTTGTTTTGTATCTAGTGTACCGTAAATTGTCTGAATAGATAAACTCATTATTTTAGTTGTCCTTGTAATGCACCAACAGCATCAATCAAAGATTCGTCAATAATCAAAGTTCCACCTACAAGACTAATTACGGTTTTACCTAGATGTTCACCTTCTTGTAATTCAAAGACTGCGGTGACATAAGTGGGGTTAATTGCAATTTGTTGTTTTGTAATTGCATCTGTAAAATAAATCAACATTGTTACTCTCCAAATTTAGAATATTTCGATTCTGTGGCAACCCAATATTGAATATCTACTGTTTTGTTCTTAAATGAAGCAAGACCTTTAGATGAGATTTCAACATCATATCCACCAGAAATCATTTTAAAGTTATCGGTTAAGAAAACCATTTTGAATTTATGGCCATTACCTTCTGAAACATCAATTGAATTGGTGTGTGCAGAATTATCTACAGCATTAAAAGCTGTTAACCAAACCTTGTCACCATCAGATTCAACGGCAATATTAGGTGATTGTAACACACTCGCTGTTTTGAGGATAGCGGCCAAATCTTCTTCTGTTAAAGTAAATGAAACATCAACAGAGGGAAGGCTTAATTGTTTCTCAGGAGGAGTAACAATCATATTCTTTTCAGTTTTACGATACTTGATTTTACTGCGGCCAGATTTGAAAATTACATTGGCATCATCGAAGTCAATCTCGGTATCCTTATTGAGGGAATGTACTGCTAAGAATTGATTCAAGTCGTACACACAAAAATCTTGTGGAAAATCATCCTTCAATGTTGCCTTGGCAAGTACCGTTTTGCCTGAGGACATTGTTGCAATTTTATTTCCTTTTTTAAACTCGATGCCAGAATTAATCTTGGCAAAGTTCTGTAATACGGATAGTGTTTCACTAGATAACTTCATTTGCTTCTCCATTATGTAAAGTCCTTTAATTATACATCATTCAAAATACAATGTCAACCTATTCTTTGGAATACTTGACATCATGTTCATACAAAAACATTAGGCAACACATAGCATGAGCTAAGTGGTGAATACCAGATTCGGAATCCATTTGTTCACCTTGTTTCCAAGCCCACACATGGCGTTGTAAGGCATCAAAATACCTGCGTTTGGAATCAGGCACAACTTGCCAATTATCTCGGTCATATTTCTGAGCACCGAAAGTTAATACTTTTACCACTTCTTCTAATGCAAGTGGAGGCAATAAACCATATTCTAGTTTACCACCATCAAACTTACGACCCGGAACTGTAATTGGTGCATCAAAATTAATTGAAGAATAATTTGGTGTAACAAATTCTTGTGGAGCAGCTGATTCATAACCTGGATGAAATGGTGCTTCTGCAACCAATCTATCATGTTCTGCACCGGCCGGTATTGAAGGCCAATTTACAGGAGAGGTTACACTACCACCACCAGAATAATCTGGCGATGATGTTTCATATCCTTCAGGTAATTCAGAAGTTACAAAATTAGCCATCACATTTCTCCAACATAATTAGCAACAGCTGGCATATCTCCTTGGAAGTGATATGTACCAATGTGTGAGGTTCTCATCCAAGGACACAACCAAATGGATCCACCCATCTTACGCCACATCTGGCAGAACATATAATCTTCTGAAAGATATCGGTCAGAACCACCACCTGTAATAGAATTTTTAGTATCAATTACAGTATCAAAGAAAGCATGAATATATCGTGAACCATCAAAGTGTGCTTGGCCAACATGGTCAGGTTTGTAACGAATCTCAGGATACTCTGCTTCCATCTTGGCAAATACATCACGGCGTATCATCATAAAACCTGTTCCAATTTCCAATACCTCAAGTGGTTCAGAAACAGAAAATTGTGCAGTACCTTTAACAGGATTAAACACATAATCACCTGTCAATTTATCCAAAACATTAACATCAATATTCGGATCTTTTTCCATGGCCCTCTTAATTGATTTCCATTTAATTGCTTTCTTAGGATAAGGACCACCTGCAACATCTTTGTCTAGTGCAAGTAAAGCAATTACATCTTGTGGATTAAAATTAATATCTGAATCAATAAACAACATATGAGTACATTCTGACCGATGAATAAATTCATCAACCAAATAGTTTCTTGCACGGGTAATTAATGATTCGTTGAAAAGAAATGAAAATTTAATCTGTACACCATATTGCATACACAAGCCTTGTAAGTCAAGACACGCTTTCATGTAAAGTCCATGATTCATGCCACCATACATTGGTGTAGCAACAAATAGGCTCTTTTTTTGTAAATCTTCTTTTTTAATTGAAATTTCCATTTGTTCTCCGTAAAAATAAAAAAAGGGAGTATCGCTTCCCAGCGAACTCCCCATGTCACATCTGCGTATTAGGCAGTAAAAGTGTAACCAGCAGCCAAAGCAGATTGTACCAATGCTTTAGTTGGTGTACCTAAGCGGTAGTAAGAAATCTTACGACCATCTTCCAATACACGGGTATTGGTGTAGATTACATGACCTTCTTGGCGAAGTTCATCAACACGAGCGGCAACATTCTTGATGCCGAAACGATGCTGTGCTTGCTTGGTTGTAAAAGTGTTGTAGCCACCAGTTTGTTTGAGTGCGGCTAACATTTTTGATTTTGCTGACATTATAAAGCTCCTAATCATAGTTAAAGTAAAACTCGTTGTATTAACGAGAGAAACCAGTATAACATTATCTAGTATCTAAGTCAAGTATTTTTGCGGTATACTTGATTATGTACCAAATTTAAAGACTTTGGCACTAGTCGTACCAACAGGATTACCATTTTTATCAACGATAGTTTCCTCATTGGGATTTCCTCCTTTGGATGGATCCGGATTTAAATAACACGGCAACCAACCTTTTTTCTTATATGGAAGTTTTTTTATAATTTCTTCCAAAGATTTTTTTGTTCCAAATTGTTCCATCATCGTCTGTAACCACCAAGCTTCATCTACGACAGCAGAATCAAATTCCATTTCATGTTCATCACGTTGTTCATAAAGTGCTGGTGCTTGTTTTGGTTTAGGAAGGAAAAAATGAAATTCAACATCTTGAAATCCATATTTCTTGATTAATTTTTTTGCGCCGGCAAAAGATGTGATTGGATTGGCATAAGGAGGAATATAACCTAACTTATTTGTTTTTGCATGATTCGCATCACCTTTGTAAGGAATATTAAACTTCTTTGCAGCTTCAGATGTTGAATTTAAACCTTCACCGCAATGATATGTTAATAAATTTGAATATTGTGATTTGTGGCCACGAATCAAATCAAAGATTGCTTTTCTTTCTTTTTTGGATTTATCAGCAGCAACCACATCAATAAACCAAACAATCTCATCATCATCATTATTGATTTCTGATGCATCAATAGCTTTTAATGTTTGCATAACAATATCGTTTTTGGTATGCTGAGTTTTTGGAGTTTTTAATTGGTTGCCGGTACCATTAAACAATCTCTTAGCTAACGGAGAATCAAATTTATATACATCATATATCATATGAGTAACACATAGTTCTCTTAAAGATTGGTCCCTTGTGTGTCCAATTAAACCATCATATTCTTCTTTACTTTGTATTGAGTTTTGAACTACAATAGGAGGATATTCTGTATGAATGAATCCATTCAATTCAAAAGTAATTTTCATTACTGAAGCGTTTGCTTGAACCACTTTAAGTGTTCGACTTTGGTCCTCAATATAATATGTTACCCACTCCAAACCAATAATTTTTCTTTCAACAAAATGACATTGTTTTTGAATTTCTTTTGGTAAAGCCAACAAATATGGATTTTTGCTAGGTGGGCAAAGTTTTAATGATGATTCTACATCTAAATGCAATTTCATTTGATTCTCCTTAATTCAGGTGTTGTAATATCACAGAGATATTACTGTTTGGTTTAAATTATCTGCCAACTTGTGGCAAATATTTTGCCTTGGTTTCTTCCCAAGACAAGTAAATGAGGTCATCATAGAATAAGGATTCGTATGAAACGGTATTCTTTTTCTGTAATTGCCTGATTCGTCCCTTAGCATACTTGGTTTTCCAAATATTGGCAAGGGTTTCTTCGCTGGTATCAAACAACTTTACCAGACTTTCATCAACAATTTCTTTCCGTAAAAATTCACTGGTATTATCATAGAGAGGACTAAAGTAAATACCACGCTGATGTTCGGTACGAATCAATTCTTTTGGTATCTGTAGTTTAGAATACGCAAAATTTAATGAACGATTTTTGTGGTCACGCTTAAGTGGAAGTCCTTGTTGATTCTTGGCATCCCACCACTCAAAGTATTTTCTAGGGTGATTCTCTTTAATCCAATCAAATACCAATTTTTTGGTTGCTCTACTTGGTTCAAAAGCAACTGAACCTGAGGAGAACCCCATTGGATTCCAATGTTCAAGTCCGTCATATTGGGATAGGCCACCAGTTTTAGTTTTACCATATAATGATGTAGTGGTAACTCCAACAAGGGTATCACCGTATTGGCGTTTCCAATCTGCTTGAACGGTGTCCGATAAACACATCAATGCTAATAATTTACCACCCATGTAGTTATAACCTAATGGTTGTAACGGAACGATGGTGGAACCAATTGCGGTGTGATTAATCATGTGTTGCTGTGTCTTAACATCTCTCGACCAACCAATGGCGTTATCCCGTGGTGTAAGGTCTAGAAAGTCTGAGGAGATACAAATAACACCTAGGTACTTACCAGTAACCTCATCCGTAAGAATATAAAATAGGTTGCGGCCAATATTACTATTATTCTTCATAGTGGAAGAAAAAGTACGAACGGCATTCCAAGTTTCAGCATCAGGACCATTTGAAAGAACCATTTTAGGTTTTAAATTCAAATAATCATCAGGACCTTGTGGTACCCAAAAGTTAGCCTTGACTTTCTCAACAAGTTTATTTTGATCTGGATCGACCATTTGAACTTCAGCACCAAATAAAGTTGATACTTCATGTACAGGATATCTCTCTTTTACTTCACACCATTTTTGGTATAAAGTATATTCACGAACATCCATTTGTGAAGCATAAGTCAAATCCTCTACGAGGACTCTTTTCATATTTTCTTCATCAATGTGTTCAAATGATTCAACAGGATTTTTCTCCTGCCAATCATTCCATTGTTTTTCTACAAATTCAATTGGTGTTGCCATTATTTGATACTTTCATTATAAATACATTCATGAGTATACACACTATTTACAAAATTGTCAACAATATAAATGGTAAAATTTATATTGGATATGATTCTAATTGGCCAAAACGAAAACAGAGCCATTTATATCACACCAAAGACCGAAACCAATATATTTACCAAGCACTCCGAAAATACGGTATTGATAATTTTACTTGGGAACCTATTTACCAATCTAAAGATGGAAACCATTGTTTGAGTGTTATGGAACCTTTTTTCATTAAAGAATATAATTCATTTGAAACTGGTTATAATTTAACACTTGGCGGTGAAGGCACATTAGGTAGACCAACCACAGACATAACCAAATCTAAAATATCCAAAGCACTCAAAAATAAACCTAAATCTAAAGAACATTTACAAAAAATGTCAGAAACTAGAAAAGGTAAAAAACCATCGAATGAAGCTTTAAGAAAAAGGTCCGAATCAATGAAACGAACACTACAACTCAAACGGATGACTTCTGCAATTGAGCTAAACGATTGTCCAACTTGTTAAATTTTTGCACTAGGTGATTGACCTTACCTCGTTTTTTCATACCCATTTGCAAAGCTAACGGTTTAGTTCTACTCGTATACACGATTCCATTCATGTGGTCCAATTCGTGTTGAAAACAACGAGCAGATATACCAGAAAAGTTTGCCTGTTTCCATTCTCCATTAAAATCTTGGTATGTTACCGCAACCTCTTCAGGCCTGGTAATCTTCAATCCCAAGTATGGAAAAGATAAACATCCTTCTTCCATATGAACTTCTTTTTTGGATTTCAATACAATACTAGGATTGAAAAATGCCACATAGTTATCTTCGGCACCCATTACAAACACACGA